CAATATCTTAATTACCTTAACTCTTTTCCTCCGTCGCTTAAATTCATTGAAGGTATGTGCCTCCTTCAATCCTCATACGAATCGATTAAGAGCCTTTTGAAGACGCCAATGAATATACAACAATTTATTTTAACTTTGCACGAAGCGTCTTATCACCACGTTATGAAGAAACAAATGAACAATGGCAGCTGCTCCTGTAACCTTAGAACAATATATTCTTATTTCAATCGTGGCGAATGGCAAAATTCTACTTGTTCATGTTTACCTGCCATTATCGCCTCCGGATTTAATCTTAATATAACCATTGAAGATGGTGATTCGCAACATATTTATAATAAGAATGGCAAATATCCGATTCATCTGAGACTCAAATATCACCATTTTGTCGTCGAAGGTGGCGCCCCCTCTGTCATCAAATTTAGATCTCTTTGTGAACATTTACGGGATCTTTCTATTCTTGATAACGGTACATCGCTTTTTGAAATTAGTGCCGCCCCTGGAGTTTTGGCCCAAATTGTTGCACCATATGTGCATGAATTTACCTTTGGACATTACGTTAATGGGCTTCCTTTATCTAAAAATTTGGAAATCATTGATGATAAACACATTCGAATTGGTGAAACATGTGCCCATTACGTTCCCTATTCAACTTCAGACTATTTGACTAAACACAAAGGACAATATGATTTGGTCATCAGTGACACCGCCGCACCATGTTATACTGAAACATTGTTAAATAAGATTATACCGTCTGTCAATCGCAATGTTAAGTTAGGAGGCAATCTGGTCATTAAAGCATATCAAAACATGAAAGTCATTGCAGACATAGCTGCCTATTATGACTCTTTTGATTCTTGGAAAAGTCCAACGTGTGAGGAAGGACACGAAGAGCGCTATTACATTTTGCGCGGTCGTCGTGATAAGATTCTTCACGATAGGGCTCTAACTTTCGGGAAGTTTATGCAAAAAGAAACTACCACTTTAATTAGATATGAGCATGCTAAATGTATGGAATTTTATGACTCATTTTGGCTCAATATGGAAGACTTTGACGTTGAGAAACCTGGGATGAAGAAAATGACCACTAGATTGTTCCAGATTTCATGTATCACGGGGTATGCCTCAGCCAGTAAAACGTTTGACGCTATGTCCAAATACAAACAAGATAATCCGTTAGTTATCACGCCAACTAGACAACTAATGAAAGAGATAAGGGAAAAATATAAGGTACAGGCATACACTCAACACATTGCATTTAAGCATGTGCCAAATGCCAAAATTATCTTAATAGACGAAATTAGCCTTTTTCCAGTTGAATACCTTATGATGATACACAATGTCAATCCTGCGGCCAGAATCGTTGTCATGGGTGATGTTTACCAAATACCTTACATAGATTTCAATAGTGGTAAAACATGGAGTCACATCACATCCATTGGCGTTGAAAACAATTCAAACGTTGTCTATAAAATTCCAAAAGATATCTGCTCCATCTTGAATAAAGCTTATGGTTTTAATATCATAACTAAATCTGAGGTCAACAACTCTATTTACAAAGCGCACATTGATAAGCTTAAAAACTTTCCAATTATTGTTTTTAATAATGATAGTGCTGCTAATTTGCGCAGCTTAGGTTATAATGCCAACACAATTACCTGTTATCAAGGTAGCCGTGAAGACACCGTCGTTTTCTATATAGATGGTGCTTCAATAGGTTCACAACTCACTCAAAGAACTGAGTGGGTTTATACAGCATTAACTCGAGCCAGAAATACTCTTGTTCTCAGTGGTGACACTGAGTACATCAGTAAACATTTTCAAATTGATGGCACTATGATCAAGACTTATGAAGTTTTCAGTAACGCGTCCGTCGTTACTGATGTTATTGCCAAGAAAGTTACCGAGATGGAAACAGAAGATCGGAATCCAAAATTCATTGCTCGTGCTGTCGAAGCAACTAGAACTGATAATCCATCTAAGAATGCTGTTTTGAACATACTTCATGGTGCCTACGATTCGGGGCAGACTGAAAATAACGGAATACAACATCCTCTCCCAGAGATTGAGCAAGGTGTGCTCTCCATTTTGCCGGAACATGTCCAGTCCGTTGCACAAAATATAAATGGTTACACCATGGATGAGAGGCCTGTAAACGTTGTTCAACAATCATCCAAAGACCAATATTTTACTGTGCGCACGGCTATAGGCAGATATGCTCGAAAAACGAACAAATTAAGCGCCAAGAATAGTAATATTCAATTACATCAATTGCTTTCTGGGCTCTGCTACGCCATATATGGCGATAAGAATAAAATTCAACAATTGAAGAAAGA